TCATGCTCCGCTACGTCGAAGATCGCGAGGAGGTCGCATACCAGTACGCCCGTACGCTAGTGGGCGCTTTCGCCACCGACCCGTACATCCTGGACGCCCTCCAGCTGACACACGACCTCATCACCGAGTCCGTGAATGACATCCGAGAATTCGAGGGGGAGGAGGAGGCGAGCCGAATCAACGTCGCGCTGCGGCAGCTGATCGACCGTGTCAAAACCGAGCTGACCAACCGAGTCGCCCATCCCACCCTCACAATGTGACAAAGAATACCCCCGGGTCTTGTGCTAGCCAAGCCCGGGGGCATTCTTGTACCAACAACAGAACAGCTCAACCGGCCAGGGAAGAAAGAGAAAGTGAGTACCACCATCTACCGCACTGAGGACCCGGCCCTCGAGAGTGCCGAGTTCGGCGCCGTCTACCAGATCCGTGCTCCTCGCACTGGCGAGCCCTGGAATCTTCACAAGGTCTCCGGCGACTGCGGCGTCGACTCCATTGAGCCACTTGAGGTGCCCGACGGATGGGACGACTCCTACGAGTATTCGGTGAACGACGAGCGCATTTGGTCTCGCCTCGCCCGTCTCACCATGGATGCCTATCTCGCCCACGCCGCCCTCGAGGTCGCCCTCGTCCCCGTCGACGACGAGGGTGCGGACGCCAGCTCGCGCGCTCTGCTGTACCGTTTCACCTGGCCCTACTGACCCGACCGGTCCGAGGACGACGAGGCCCCATCCTCCACGACGAGGGTGGGGCCTCATTGTGCCTCGAGATGCGTCTGCTGTGGAAGGGCGGTGTGTGATAGGAGTGTGTGCTGCCGGTCACCGTGTGCGCCGATCTTCCACAGTTCCCGTTAACCTTCCGTTCATCTTGTTTACTTTCCGTTTACTTTCCTAGCATGTGGGTTGTTTGCTAGTAACTGGCTTTCTAGGGCGAAAACACCCGTTTGTGTTACTACAATATTGGTGCGTGTCGTCACGCTTTCTACCTCTTGTAGCAAGGTTTTGTGTCAGTGGGTTTCGCATGATTGCAACGTTTAGTCCTCGTTTTAACTTGTTTCGTTGGCAGTGTTTGTAGCTGAGACTTTGGTCCGTATGGTACGCTCGAGTAGACGAATCGTCGAAGACGATCGGCGGCGCAGCCGCTGAGGAGCCCTAGCGACGCAAGCGAGCGTCAGCGCCGCTGAGTGTTTTCAACGGCTCGCCGCCCTGTTGGGCCCAACCTATACTCTTAAAAGAGTACTAGAATTAGACACTGTCTAACAGAACTAGACACTGTCTAATTAGGTAACATGTGTTATGACGTAATTAGTGTTCAATGGTGAACATGGCGATCGTTAACAACGAACAGCGTGTGGTGGGTGGTGTACGCACGACACACGCGACCACACAAGTAGACGCACGCAACATAAGGGCGTGTGCTGTGTTACGTGCGTGCTCGCAGGGCTGCGCGCGCACTACACAGCACACGCCATACCAAAACAAGAAGAAGAAAGACGAACAGAGAAGAGAACAGAGGAGAACAACGGAGGAGAACAACGGAGAGAGTAGTGTTAGACGGTGGAGGCGCTCGTCTCGCTGACGCTGCGACGCGCCACCACCTAACACAAACAAAAAAGAAGAAAGACGAGGAGAGGAGAACAACGGTGAGCAGAACAAGCACCAGAGAACACAAACAATTCAGAAAACAAGTACTCGCCCGAGCGCAACAAATGGGCATCACACACTGCCCAGCATGCGGCGTCAAACTCCAATACACGAACAACGGACAACGCAAACCCAACTCAGCCGAGGCAGACCACATAATCCCAGCCTCGTTAGGCGGAACCAATCACCCAGACAACGGCAGAGTGTTATGCGCCAAATGCAACAGCAGACGAGGCAACGGACGAGGAGGCAAAGGCCGGGCACGCCACTACCAGAAAAACCAAGACGAAAGAGACAGACTACCCATCGCCGTCATGCCAACACAATACACCGACACATGGTGAATCACACACCACCACCATTCCAAACACGCAGAAGAAAGGCGGATGGTGAAGAAAGACATGGCGCAGAGAGAAGAGGAGAAGAAGACGGACGAGACAACAAGAGAAACACAATGGTGTTCGGGGATAACGTGCGTGCTCGCAGGGCTGCGCGCGCACTACCCCGAACACCAACAATAAGAGAAAGAAGAGAAAGAAGAGAAAGAAGAGAACAGAGAAGACAAGACAGGCAACAAGAATCACACACCCCGCCATTCCACAATGACACACCCCTATCACAAAGACACCACACAAACCAACAATGCTGTGACAGCAAACACAAAGGCGGAAGAGAAAAGAAGAGAAGCAAGCCACAAGCACACACCACCGCACTTCCTCTGCACCGCAACATACAACACAAGGGGAAGCAAAACAATGCAAGGAGAACGGGACAACGCACGGCACCCACCCCAAAGACAAGGGACACCACAGCGCACACCACTCCCGCCATTCAACACGGCCACCACACAAACCAAAAGGGGGACGCCAACACATAGACGGGAGGGTCAACACTGCAGTACCCACCCTTCAATTACCATGGCGCCCACCTCACACATGCCACCCACCATCCACGATAGCCACCCCCTCCACCACTGTGAGGTGGGGGAGCGATCGGAGGATGCCCCACCACACGAACAGCACAGAGAGATACTCACCACCCACACGCCACAGGACATGGCAAGAAACAGTAGCATGACATGACCGCAGTACTGATGAGTACTGCACTGGGATGGGCAGGGCACGGACCGCACCGCGACTGAGGCGAGACAGCAGCATCAGCACCCCCACCGCCATTCCACACACCACACACAGTAGAGGATGGACACCATCCACTCACCTCACCTCACACTCTTCACGATCATACAACCAACGAACAACGAACAACGATCAACGTTGAACATCATTCGTTGTTCAATGATTGAACAACGAACAATGAATGATGAACGAACATGATGATCAATGATCATCATCATGATGAACATGATGAACATGATGATGATGTGATGCATGACATGCATACCAATACCATGCACCATGCATGGTGCCAACGCATGCCACAAAGGCAACGCAACGCACAAACGCACAAACGCATAAAAATGCATAAAAACAAAAGAAATGTTACAAAAACATGCAAAAACATGCAAAGCGTGAAACAACAATGGCGTTCAAAAAAACCATGGCAACAAAACGAGACGAACACAAGGGGGGCCCCAACACAGTAAGGGATCCCTTAAAGTAGGACCCACGTCACACAAACAAAGCGAGGAGTACGCGAAACGAGATGCACACCACATAATTTGTGTGATGGGGGCCACTCCCCCTCCCCCATCCGGCCGCGAACACCCCGAAGGTCTGCCCATCCCTCCCTGCTTGTGGAAAACCCTGTGGATAACTTCAGTAACCCAGACCACAATGTGACCGTCATCATGTGGAAAACTCCCAAACCTGTGGAAAACCCTGTGGAAAACTTCCCCACCTGTGGATAGCCTTGTGGATAACTCTCTAGGTTGTGGAAAACCCTGTGGAAAACTCCGTTAGGCATGAGATACATCACAGCATATAATAGAAACCATGACAACCCACACAAACACCACAATCACCGTATACGAACCCAACAGTCCCGCACCCATCACAGACGCCACAAACACCGGCAACCCAACCCTCATCCGCCAAGCACTAGCACACAAAATCGCCACCGTCATAGACGACCCAAGAACAGGCGACACAGCACTCACAAAACTCACCGCACAACTCATACAAATCACAGACCAACTCGCCACCACACAAAACGAAAACACCACCACACACACCACCGACATTCCAAACGAAACACAAACCTGGGACGGCATCTAAAATGAGCGAAAAACACCTAAGCGAAATCGCCGCCCACCTCACCCTCCCAGAAAACATCACACACACCGCCTGGCCGCCAGTCCAACGCCGCCTCCAAGAAATGCAATACCCACTCGACGTATGGCAGCAAGACTGGCTCAAAGCAATACTCGCAAAACGAAAAGACGGCCACTACGCCGCCAGCATCGACGGAATCCAAGCATCCATCCCCAGACAGGTCGGCAAAACATACACAATCGGTGGCCTCACATTCGCACTCGCCACCCTCTACCCCGACTATTTCGTCCTCTGGACCGCGCACAGAACACGCACCGCGGACGAAACATTCAACGATATGAAAGGCATGGCACAAATCCCCGAAATCGCCCCGTACGTTCAGAAGATACGGCAAGCGAACGGGCAGCAAGCCATCATATTTAACAACGGGTCCCGCATTCTCTTCGGTGCCCGCGAAGGGGGATTCGGGCGTGGATTCCACGGCGTAGACATGATTCTCTTCGACGAGGCCCAGATCTTGGGCGCCGCCGCACTAGACGACATGATCCCCGCCACAAACACGGCGCCCGACCCGCTCATCATCAAAATCGGGACACCACCAAAACCAAAAGACCCATCAGAGGCATTCAGCGAATTCCGCAACCTCGCCCTGCAAGGCGAAATAAAAGACGGCCTCTACCTCGAGCTCGCCGCCGACTACAACGCTAACAGCGACGACAGGAAACAATGGGAAAAAGCCAACCCATCATACCCTCACCGCACACCCGAATCCGCCATTCTAAGAATGCGCAGACAGCTCGGAGAAGAATCATTCCGACGCGAAGGCCTCGGAATCTGGGACCGCGCCAACGACAGACTCGCAATCGACCCAGTCGCATGGAACACTGCCACAATACGGCCAGAAAACACGCCCCACGGAATGCGATGGTGCGCCGCAATCAGGTTTGCACCAGACGGATCAACATGCGCCCTAGCCAGAGCAGGACACAAGACGAACACGCCCACACACGTCGAACTCTGCACCCACCAAGGCGTCCGCCGCATGAACGAGGGCACACAATGGATGATCGACTACATTGCGGACACAAAAGACAGATGGGCACAAATCATCGTAGACGGAAAATACGGTGCCGGAGACACAATCGAAAGACTACGCGCCATCGGAGTACGCCCCCAAGTCATCATCACCCCCACAATCACACAAATCATAGACGCCTACAGCATGCTAGACGCCTCACTACGCGAAAACACAATCACACACCTAGACGACATGCAATTGCGGACTGAGGCCGCGTCCGCTACGCCGCGCCCAATCGGAACCTCCGGAGGCTGGGCACTACAAGCACCGCCAGGCGCCACAGTAGCCGGCCTAGAAGCATGCACGCTCGCAATGTGGGCCGCACGCACAACAAAACGAAGGCCACGTTACAAGCCCTATGATAAAATCGAAAACGCCAATAGTAGAAATGATCGTGGCGGCGGAGTATTGTTCCTATGACTGAAATTTATCCTGACGACGGGCGACTCGTTAACGCCACGCCGGCCCCGACCCGCATTTCCGGATTCCCCGACGAGGACAAGGTGACATTCCTGCAACTGTGGCAGAAATGGCAGCAGCACTCAAACAAAAACAAACTGCTCTCCGTCTACTATGACGGCCACCGCGCTTTCCAGGATTTGGGGATCAGTATTCCGCCTCAAATGACGCGCACCAAAGCCGCGCTTGGGTGGCCTCAAAAAGTCGTCACCATGCTCGCCAGAAGACACGTATTCGAAGGCTACTCCCTGAACGGCGCACCCGACGCCTTCGAAGCAAACGAAATACTATCCGCAAACAACTATGATCTTGACCTCGCGCAGGCAATCACTTCAGCGTACAAGCATTCTTTCTCACTACTCACAGTGACGCGCGGGGACGAGACCATCGGTGAGCCGCCTGTCGTCGTGCAGGCCCGTGACGCAGAATGGTCCGCCGCGCTCTGGGACACGCGTCGTCGCATAATTGAAGCCGCCCTCACAATCGATCAGACCGACAAGTACGGGCAGCCGGCCGGCGCCATCATGCACACCCCCACCGCCATTTGGCGGATCGACGCCAAAGAAAACGGCGGTGGCTGGAAAGCCGAGAAGCTCGGAGACACGCCCAACCGCATTTTCGTCGAAGCACTCTGCTACGACCCCCAGCTCAACCGCCCTTTGGGGCACTCACGAATCACCCGCGAAGTAAGATACCTCACGGACGCGGCAGTGAGAACAATGGTCCGCGCGGAAACATCAGCCGAATTCTTCTCCTCACCACAGCGGTACGTGCTCGGTGCGGAAAGAGCAGATTTCGCCGGTCAAGACAGGTGGTCCGCAATCATGGCCCGCGTCCAAGTATTGGAGCCGAACGAAAACGGGGACATCCCCAGTGTTGGGCAATTTTCACAAATGACCATGAGCCCGCACCTGGAAATGTACCGTCAGCTGGCGCAGAATTTGTGCGCGGCCACAAACCTTCCTCAGTCCGCTATTGGAGTATTCGCGGAGAACCCCGCTTCGGCTGAGGCGATGCAGGCGGCTGAGGCGGCGCTCGCGGACGAAGCCGAGTATCAGTGGCGTATTTTCACTGCACCATTGCGGCGCACGCTGCAGAACATTATTATGGTCAGGGATAAGCTCGACGAGCCGCCTGCCGAGTCGTGGAAAACCTCGGTGAAGTGGACCCCCGCCCGCTATTCCTCGCCGTCGTCTGCCGCCGATTTCGCAGTCAAAATGGTTAGTGCTTTCCCGTCGCTGCAGGGGTCGCAGACTCTCATGCGGCGTGCCGGACTCACCGAGGATGATCTCGCAGATATCAACGCTGAAAACCGTAAAAAGAATGCGGCGTCGTTGCTTGATCGTGCTCTCGCCGCCACGAATAACGAGAACGCTGTGGATGAGAACGGCGAGAACACCGCTAATAGTGACACGGTCGACAATGACAGTGGCGATAATGCTGACAACGCCAGCAACAGCAACGGCAGCAATGGTAGCAACCTAGGCATTAATAACGCGCCCAATACAAGAAACAGGGTTAAGCGCAACATCAAACTGGCCGGCGGCACCAAAACACCAATAAACTGATCTCATCATGCTGTCAACCGCAGAAATCGGGGCGTACGGGCGAGCAATAGACTCACTCACCACACTCGCCCAAAACGATTTACACACGCTATGGTCACACGCCGCTAGACAACGCCCCGAACAAGCCCGCGACCTTCTACTCGAAATCATGCCCGCCCTCGTCGACCAATACGGCAGTGCGGCCGCCGCAATCGCCGACGAATGGTACCGCGACATGCGCCTAGACCAAGACATTCCCGGAGACGCCCCCACAGTACAAACACCACTCACCCCACAAGGCGAAATCGACGACAGTGTACGATTCAGCGCGGGCGCACTATACGCCGGAACCCCCGACATCGCCCTATCCTATTTGACCGGGGCGCTCATTCGATACGTCAGCGACGGAGCCCGCTCACAAATCGCAGACATGACATGGGCCGACCCAGAAGCAATGGGCTGGGAAAGACGAACGCGTAACCCTCAAGCCTGCAATTTCTGTGTCATGCTCACAATGAACGAATGCTACTACCGATCACAAGGGACCGCATCATTCGGGGCGCACGACAATTGCAAATGTGTTGCGGTCCCAGCATGGGACCCAACATCACGGGAAGTCCCCGCAAAAGCATACGCGCTCGCAGCCAGACACAAAACCGATAAAGGTCGCAAACGCCATCGTGAGCTCGTTTCGTCGTGGATAGACACACACCAAGAAGAGCTTACAGAATGGCGCACTAGGCCGATTGAATGATTGTGCTACAATGCATAAACAAGGGCCACTGAAGGACGGCTGCAAAGCCCAAAACTAGTTGCCTGAAACATCACAATAACCGCACGGTCAAAATATAGGAAACGCCCAATGAGCGAAAATGCCGCAAGCGACACTCCAGCCGACAGCAGCACCACTAACGACGACAGCGCCCCCACGAACGGGAACAATACTGCCGCTAGTAAGCCTGAAATCGACTGGAAGAGCGAGTCCCGGAAGTGGGAGAACCGCGCCAAAGAAAACAAGCGCGCCGCCAACGAACGAGACGAACTCGCCAAGGCAATCGGCGACAAAGACGCCACAATCGAAGCCCTAAAGGCAAAGGTGGCAGATTTCGAAACCGCCGCCAAAGTCCGCGAATGGTCCGCCAACGCGGCCGCAGAGCACGGTATCAGTGCCGATTTGATCCGAGGGACCACCGAGGATGAAATCAACGCTCATGCTGCCGCAATCGCCAAGGCGCTGCACGACGCTAAGCCGGCTGTTGCCCCCGTAGTTCGTCAGGCCGGAGCCACGCCCGACAATGATGGTGGCAATCTTGCGGAATTCGCTCGGAATGTTTTCGCCGGCGACTAAAACACACTAGCCGCTATTCTAAAAAGTAAAACACTAGAAAGAAACGGAAATAACCATAATGGCCGTGTTTGATTCAGGCAAGGCGAAGGTCCTCATGCCTCGGCAGATCGCCGACGGGATCATTACTCGCACCCAGACTCTCTCCACCGTCGCTAAGCTCAACGGCGGAATTCCCATGACTTTCGGCGACGTGGACATTATCACTTTCGATAATTTCCCGCGCGCCGAGTTCGTTGACGAGGGCGCCGAGAAGGCACCCACCTCCGGTGAATTCGGCTACGTGACCGCTAAGCCGCACAAGGCTCAGGTTACTATGCGTTTCAATGAGGAGGTTCAGTGGGCTGACGAGGACTATCAGCTGGACGTCCTCAACCAGCTCGCGCAGAAGGGCAGTGAGGCGCTTTCTCGCGCCCTCGACCTCGGCCTTTACCACCGTGTTAACCCGCTGACCGGCGCTGTTATTGACGCGTGGACCAACTACCTGACCTCCACCACAAAGAATGTCGAGGTCGGCACTACGGAGATGGACCAGGCGATCCGTCAGGCCGCCGGCCTGCTCATTAACGACAACGCTAATCCTATTACCCCCACTGGTCTCGCGCTTGCCCCGTCTGCCGTTTGGGCGCTCGGTAGCCTTCAGACCAAGAATGCAGACGGATCACCTTCGGGTACGCCGCGTTACCCGCAGATCGGCCTCGGCGTCGACATTGACAACTTCATGGGACTCCCGGCTGCCGCTGGAAACACGGTTGCCGGCAAGCCTGAGGCGACCGCCGCCACCAATGTCGAGGGTATTGTCGGCGACTTCGTGGACGGTATCCGCTGGGGAATTCAGCGGTCCCTGCCGCTTGAGATCATTCGCTTCGGTGACCCGGACGGTCAGGGTGACCTGAAGCGTCGGAACCAGATCGCGCTTCGTCTTGAGATTCTGTACGCTTGGTATGTTTTCCCGGACAAGTTCGCGACGATTAAGACTAAGGCCGGCGCCTGATAAAATCGCTGTAAAGAAACAAACACAACCCATCCAAACAAAATTTTTCCCAGGGGCGATTCCGGAAATGCGATCCTACAAGCACCGAGACCACGACATTGTTGTCCATCTCGCAGACGACCATAATGTGATGCTCGGAGACGAATACACCGAAATCGACCCTGAGAATGATGATGCCGGCGGGGCGGACGAGCCCACCTTCTCCTCTTCCCCCTCTCGTACTGCCTCGCCGGCATCAGCCCCTCGTCGGGGACGAGGCCGTCCCAGAAAGACGGTAAAGTGATCCCCGACGATATTATCCCGTTCGCCACGGTCGAAGACCTGGAAGCCAGGTGGCGGGCGCTCTCCGACAATGAGCGCATTCGCGCCGACGTTCTCCTCGCCGATGCAACCGATCTTATTGTGTCGAAATGTCCCCGCTGGGAGTCCGCCACGCCTCGTACACGGAAGCGAGTGGCGTGCGCTGTAGTGCGTCGCGCAATGCAAGGCGGAGATGTTATCGGCGGCGTCACAGACAGCGGCGGCGGAATCTACGCAGAGCCGCACGGGATTATTGCGTCAGAATCACACACGACCGGCCCGTTCAGCGATCAGTTTACGTATCAGAACCCTGAAGGTGGCCTCTACCTGAAAAGAGAGGAAAAAGATGCTCTCGGCGGCTCCGGTGGTGCGTTCGAGGTCGATCTCTTGCAGGATTACAATGTGCGATCTGCTACTGATCAGCTGATCGAAGATATTAACGCTATCAGCGGGCAGGAACCGTAATGCTGTCCGGATATGTGCCTGTCACGCGGCGTAGGCGAGGCCCGGCGTCGAAAGACCAGTACGGTAACCCCGTGCCAGGGCAGTGGGAGAACGTTGCTCTGCCTCCCGCCGTGTTTGCGCCGGCTACGTCTACTGAGCCGATCAGTGCTGGGGCAATGCCTGTCACCGTGCCCGCCGCCCTTTATTGGCGGAATACCACAATTGACGTGACCGCGGAAGATCATCTTATTGTAGACGGCATAGAATATCGGGTCGAAGGGCGCCCTTCGCCCTACCCCAAGGGAATGGTTGTGCAGATTCGCGCCAACGAAAACAAGGTGAGCGAATAGATGCCGAAAGTAAAATTCCAGCTCAACAGGGACGGTGTCGCCGATCTTCTGCGCGGCCCTGACGTGGCTCGGACCGTAGCATTGGAGACGGGGCGCGTAGCCAACGCTGCCGGGCGTGGATTCGAGGGTGAGACGACGCATGGAAATCGTACCCGCGGATATGTCAGGGCACGTACCATTGCCGCAATGCGCAGACAGATGAGGGAGCACACGTTGGAGCGTGCGATCGGCCTCACAATGGGTGGCGGGAAATGAGCCCAACATATGATCGTGCCCCCACGGTGCCGGACATAAAGAAAAGGCTCATGGACTTCCTGTCCACACACATGAGCGTGCCGGTCGTGGCCCGCAGGCCCGAAAGTCCTGATCGTCCCGCCGCATTCATTCGAGTCCTCTCAACAGGCGGCACCGGAGTCACGCAGAAAGCACTCTGCACGGCGTTGGAGACGATCGATGCCTACGCACAGTCGTCGGGTGAGGCGATGAAAATCGCGTGCGAGGCCGTGAATGTGGCGCACACTATGCCGAACTATCGGGATGGTATAGTGATGGTACAATCATCCTATCCGATAGAAATGCCCGATCCGGATACGTCTCAGGCGAGGGCGACTGCAACATTAACAATTACAGCACACAGGTGAACAAATAATGGCTGTTAACGCTGACAATGCACTCATTTTCTCGTCCGACAATGACGCGCTCTGGCTGGGCGATTACGTCGAGAAGTTTGGCGAGAAGGTTACGTCACTCACCCAGGACCTCTCCGGTGTGACCGGTCTCACCAACGTTGGGTGGATTAGTGAGGACGGATTCAAGCTCACCTCAGACGACTCCGTCACCAAGATTAAGGGACACCAGGGTCACGGCGTCGTTAAGACGTTCCTCGATTCGTCGGAGACGACTTTCAGCGCCACCCTCCTGGAGACCATGCTCGCCCCGCTCTCCTGGTATCTTGACGCTACTAGCGAGAAGGTTGAGGATGGTGGCGCTACCAAGGGTGTGAAGATTACTGCGAAGTCGTCCCGTAAGGTCAAGCTTCTCTGCGGTGTCGCCGATTTCTTCGACGTTTCTGGCGTGGGTGCGCAGATTCGTATTGTTTTCCCGCGTCTGGAGCTCGGTGAGCGTGGTGAGATCACTTTCCAGCAGGCTGAGATCACCGGCTACGAGTACAACCTCTCCGTGCTGGGTGATTACATTATCTACTCCGACCACAAGGCTCTGTTCCCCGCCTGACAATGATTCTTCCCCGCTATTTCGTGTTTCGGATGGGTTGTCGCGGAATAGCGGGGAAGAACCAAACAAACACAACCCACCCACTTTATAAAACAAATTTTGAGGACAACCCATTATGTCTGACAAGACCACGAAGAGCAAGGCAAAGTCGACTGGGGCCAAGGTCCCCGCGGACAGGCTTGCCAAGGCTGAGGCTACGCGTGACCCGATTCACGTGGACTATGAGGGGATCGAGTTCGATATTCCTCCGGAGGCGTTGGAGGACTTTCGCGCGTTCGAGGCCCTCGACGCCGGTAACCCGTTCCCGCTGTTCCGTCTCATTGTAGGCGACCACAAAGACGAGGTTTATGCCGCGTTGGAGGACGAGAATGGTCGCGTTCCGATCGACACGGTGACCGATTTCATGCAGTCAATCGTGTCCGAGGTGGGCGCGGGAAACTGACGATTCTCCCATCTCTACTTCGCGAGTATGGGTGGGAGATAGAAGCCGACCTGCAACGGTACTACAATACCGATCTTCTCGATCTATACCGAGGCAGAATAACCCCCAGACGGGTAATGGCGCTCATCGGCGGCCTCCCGCCAGGGTCAACATTCGACAGGGCGCGAGGCGGAGACAGATACTGGTCCGACGAAGTAGCCGCCACAATAATGTCAGCACACAACATCCAGACCACGCTACTCGCCGTCAATGGCGTCAAGAAAGATAAATGGCCTGAAGCGCCGAAACCTCCGGCTGAGGGATACCGGGAAACCGGTAACCCCAAGCTGTCAAGCAAGCACGCTAAGGCGCAGAAGGCCAAGGGTGAGAAATGGCTCGCCCGATACGGCCAATGAGCTGTGTTTCTATCGGATAGTGTAAAATGGTTCACGCCAAGACAAACATGAGAAACGGTTTGATTGGCGTGAACCATTTTCGCTACACATGATTTCGGAGAGGTATCAATGGCCGGATATGATCTCGGGACCGCATGGATTCAGATCAGCCCGTCCGTGCGAGGCCTCGCCCGAAGTATCAATAGCGAAATCGGTAATGTTGACACTGGGCCGGCCGAGAGGAAGATCACGTCCGGGCTTGGTGGTGCGTTCAAGTCGGTAGCGAAAGTCGCTGGTGCTGCGCTCGGAGGACTCGCAATCGGCGGCATTGCGGTCGCGTTCGGTGGCGTCGCGAAAGAGGCGTTCAATGCTGCTGACGCCACAATCAAATTCAAGCAAACACTCGCATTCGCTGGTAAAAGCGCGGACGAAATCAACGCGCTCACAAAAAGCACGCGCTCCTACGCAGACCGCACAATCTACGAGCTCGACGATATCCAGTCAATCACCGCGCAGCTCGCATCCAACGGCGTCAAAGGTTACGATAAGCTCGCCGAGGCCGCGGGTAACTTGAACGCTGTCGCGGGTGGAAACGCGCAGACGTTCAAAACGGTCGGCCTCGTCATGACGCAGACCGCGGGCGCCGGAAAACTCACCACCGAGAACTGGAACCAGCTTTCCGACGCCATTCCAGGCGCGTCCGGTAAATTGCAGGAAGCCATGAAAAAGAATGGCGCCTACACCGGCAATTTCCGGGAAGCCATGGAAAAAGGCGAGATCACCGCCGAGGAATTCAACCAAGCAATCCTCGACCTCGGTATGGAGGACGTGGCCATTGAGGCCGCCACATCCACCAAAACCTTGGAAGGCGCTTGGGGGAATTTCAAAGCAACCCTTGTGACCGGGGCGCAGGAAATCGCCGAAAAAGCACTCCCGTGGATCACCGCATCCCTTGACGCCATGAGCAAAGGGTTCGAGAAAGTATTCAACTGGGTGAGCAACTCGTTCATCCCCAGTATTACGAATGCTTTCAACGTTATCCGCAAGGGTGACTTTACGGGCCCGATCTTCTCATTCGAGGAAGACTCGAGTTTCGTTGATTTTCTTTTCCGTATGCGTGACGCTGCCGCCGCCGCGGGGGAATGGATCAACAAGACACTCGTTCCGTCGCTGAAGAATCTTAAAGATTTGCTTCTGTCCGGCGATTTCACGGGGACGATTTTCGGATTCGACAAAGATTCCGGAATCATCTCATACATCACCAACGTTCGCAACAGTTTCGTCGAGCTCGGCAAATTCATTGTCGGAACACTCGTCCCCGGCATCGCTACCGCTCTCAGCACCATCGCGAACAGTACCCTCGTCCAATTCATGGAAAATCTCACCGTTGCTATTCTCAATAGTAAAGTGGCGGTTTACAGTATCGCGGCCGCGTTTACGGCATGGAAAGCCGTCATGGTCATGTCCTCAATGCAGCAATGGCTGAACGACATGGAAGGCGTAGCCGGAGTCGCAGGGCGCGTCACCACAGCCATTAACGCCATGACCGTGGCGAAGATCAAAGACACGGTTGAGACCGCGCAACTCAACCTCATGTACGCCGGTGAATTCCTGTCGAATATCGCACGCGCAACGACACAAATCACGATGCAGGCGGTCGCGTGGGGTAGGGCCACGGCAATGATGGTCCTCCACAAAACTGCGACAATCGCCTCGACCGCGGCGCAGTGGGCATTCAACGCAGCGATGGACGCCAACCCGATCGGCCTCGTCGTGATCGCTATCGCAGCACTGGTTGCGGCAATCATTGTGGCATGGCAGAACTCCGAAACATTCCGCAACGTCGTCATTTCTTGTTGGGAAGCAATCAAAACGGCGGCCGGGGCCGTGGCCGATTGGTTCGCCGCTAACGTGTGGCCTCTCATGCAAGTCGCATGGGACGGGATCGTGGCAGGCGCCCAATGGATGTGGGGCGTCATGGTATCCGTCTGGCAGGGAATGCAACCTGTTATTCAGGCGGTCATTGATTGGATCGTCGGCACCGCATGGCCCGCACTTCAGGCGGCATGGGACGGGATCGTCGCCGGCGCACAATGGGTATGGAACGGAATCGTCGGCGTCTGGCAGGGAATACAGCCCGTCATTCAAGCCGTCGTCGACTGGATCGTGAATACTGCGTGGCCCAACCTTCAGGCCGCTTGGGATGGCATTTCTGCGGGCGCAATGATCGTCTGGAACGGCATGGTAGCCGCATGGCAGGGGATCAGTGACATAATCCGGCCCGTCGTCGATTGGATTGTCAACGTTGCCGCCCTGTACCTCACTACAGCATGGGATGCTATCAGCTGGGGTGTGAGCGCGCTCTGGTCCACGATTCAGTGGGCGTGGGACGCTATCTGGGCGGCAATCATGCCCGTCGCCACACAAATCTACAACGACATTTGGCCAATGGTAGTCGGTGCGTTTAACGCAATTAAAGATACCGCTTCCATGATGTGGGCTGATATTCAGATCGCTTGGACCGCAATTCAGACCGCTATTCAGCCCGTTGCGGATTGGATCTATAACACGGTTTGGCCGTGGGTGGTCGGTGCGTTCAATGCGATTAAGGATACGGCCACGAATATGTGGGGTGATATTCAAACCGCATGGGCCGCAATTCAGACAGCTATGCAACCTGTAGTTGAGTGGATCTATTACACGGCATGGCCTTGGGTCGTCGACACGTTCAACACAATCAAAGATGCGGCCTCTAATCTCTGGGGCACAGTTCAGGCCGCATGGACCTCCATTCAAGCGGCAATGCAGCCCGTCGTAGAATGGATCTACTACACGGCATGGCCCTGGGTGGTAGATACGTTCAATACAATCAAAGATACCGCCTCCGCTCTTTGGGGCACCATATCAGCAGCATGGAACGGCATCTGGGCCACTATTCAGCCCGTCGTTGATTGGATCTACAATATTGCGTGGCCGTGGGTGGTCGGCGCGTTCAACGCCATTAAAGACACGGCGTCTATTATGTGGGGCTCCCTATCGGCAACATGGAATGGTATTTGGGCTGTTATGCAGCCTGTGGTGAATTGGATTCAAACCTATGCCGCACCCGTTATCAGTGTGGCCTGGGAGATAATCTCTACGGGTGCGAAAATTCTGGGCGGAATCATTGCGTTTGTATTCGCGTCTATCATCGCTGCGGTCACTATGGGAGTCGCCGTAATTCAAGGCGCAGCCACCACGATCAGCGCTGCCTGGAACACCGTTGTTTCGTGGACCAGCTGGCTGAAAAACATGGTCGTCTCCGCCTGGAACATCCTGAAAGGCGAAATCCAAATCGTTAAAGATTGGATTGCCAACACGCTCGTCCCCGCAATTACAAGCGCCTGGGACAGGGTCGTGGCCGCCGCCAACACGATGAAAGACGGCGTTAGGACGGCGTGGGACAAAATCAAAGAAGCCGCAGCCAAACCCGTCAACTTCGTTATCGGCACAGTCTACAACAATGGGCTGCGGAAACTCGTTAACGGGATGATGGAGAAACTTTCTCTTGATCTTCGTCTTCCTGAGGCTCCTACGATTGGTGGGTATGCGTCAGGTGGTGTTCTGCCCGGATACTCTCCGGGCCGTGACATTTACCATTTCGTATCACCCGATGGTGGCGGCCGGCTCGCGCTTTCCGGCGGAGAAGCAATCATGCGACCCGAATGGGTGAAAGCTGTCGGCGGCCCTGCAATGGTGAATGCCATGAATAGGGCTGCGGCGCACGGGGACCGTATTCCTGGCGGTGATGCGGGGTATGCCGCATTCGCCCCGGGCGGTATTTGGGACCCTGTCAAATCGACGGTAGAAAAGGGCGCGACCGCTGCTCTTAATTGGATCACCGGCGCGGCCGACGCGGTGTCCTCGATCTTCTCCGACCCGATCGGAGCCGTCGAAACCGTTATTAAAGCTCCAGTTCATAAGCTTCTTGATTCGTGGGGCGGCGACGGGGCAAAACCATTTTTCGACGCCGGAAAGGCGGGCGTGGATAAAACCATTGACGCGCTCGGTGACTGGATTAAAGATCACATGCCCGTGGTCAGTGGATTCGGTGGTGGAATCGGTGCTATTGGTGCCGCTGCCGGCGACCTCGTGAATACGGCGCGACGTGCTATCGGTACACCGTATGTTTGGGGCGGCGTCTCCCCAGGGGGCGGGCTCGACTGTTCCGGTCTTGTCTATTGGGCGCTCAATGCTATGGGCATTCACGTGCCGCGTCTCACGGCGGCCGGATATCAAGCAATGTCATCCCCTGGTAACCCCATGGTTCCCGGTACGCTTCTGTTCTGGGGTTACCCGGCCCACCATGTTGCTATCGCCTCAGGTAACGGGATGATGGTCGAGGCGCCGACTTTCGGCATCCCGGTACGTGAGGTCCCGATCTATGGTGGGCCGTCCGCGGGGAATCTTCGCTACGACAATGGCGGCTTTTTGCAGCCAGGCCTATCAACGATCGAAAACAAGACCGGACGCCCGGAGCCCGTTTTTACGTCAGCCCAGTGGGAGAAAATGGATAAGTTGATCAGCCTTCTGGAGAATCGTGCGCTCGGCCCTGACGTGCTCGAAATTCGGGACGTGGACAATGATCTTGTGGGGCGCATGCAAGTAGAGGCTACGTCGGCCATAGTAGACTATGACCGAATGAACCGATAAACCATTATGACGGAAAGCATATAATAATGCCTATTACGGGATGGATTGCTACACATACAGGGCTGCCGTCAATAATGGCCACGGGCAAAGAGCCCGTCTATGCGGGGGACCGTCTTTTCGCTGTCCCTGGGATGGCTCGCGACAAAAGACCTCTCACCGGCAGGGCGAAAATGATTCGCGAGCTCGAGGGCCCCAAGCTCACCGAGCCGGTGACAATGATCCTCTCAGACGCGTACGCCGTGCCGGGCACCACAATAAAATACACTCAGGGCGACTCCTCGGTCACGTTGACTCGCCCCGAGGTGGAGTGGTGGCGCGGCATGGTGAGCGGCCTCAACGGCCGCACGGTGCCTGGGCTTATCTGGGAGGAGGCCCAGGATAAAAGAGAATGGTCCTCCCCGATTTCGAGATATAACTCACTTATCGCCAGGTGGCCGATGCTGGAAGTGGCTCGCACCGGAGGCGGACAATTCGTCCTAGACGACCCGTCCCATGTTAACAGTGTTTGGGAGATTCTGCAGAAGCGTGAGTCTCTCATTCTTACGCCCGGCGCCCCGGCCGACGTTCTACCATCACGATTCATCACCGTGGACAAGGTCGACAGTGCCAGGATCACAGGAGACGGTATCATTCGGTGGAACGTTAAATGGCATGAGGTCCCCGAGGATTCGCCAATGCTTGTCGGCCCTCACGCGGGCTGGGGAGCTGCGCCTTGCGTCACATGGGGCGAATGGCGCGAAGTTGACAAAGTCTGGAAGTCGCGTACGTACATTGAGATTTGCAAAATGATTGCGGGAATGCCATGAGGAACGGCCCCACGTTGGCCGCCCTTTCAGACGGCCTCAGCATCGGCGCAAGAATTGATATCATTCGCGGCGGCGAAGTTCTCAAAACGGGAATCCCCGCCTCCGATGTGAAAGTCGAGTGGTCCTCGACGAACCGCCAAGTTCCGGGCGCACTGTCTTACTCTTGCCCAATGTCCTGGGTTCCAGAATGGCCGCTAGACGCTCTCAACAATTTCGGACAGAGATCTATGGTGACTGCGCTTTATGAGAATCGGCGCGGTGACTATTGGGAAATTCCGCTCGGTGAGTTCGTCAACATGGAATGGTCTGTGTCGAAGGAAAAGGTGAATGTTTCCTGCAAGGATTTGACGCAGATTCTTGCTGATAATCCGAGGCCGTGGCCGTCCTCCCCGGGCGCTGGCGCCACTCTGCTATCCGAGGCCAATGAGCTTGCGGAATATGTGCGAGTAAAACTGGAGGACGACGTATGGGATGCGCCTATCCCGCGCACCACACAGTGGGGGAATTCGCGGATCGAATCAATTTATAAGCTTGTGGAATCGCGAGGCTGCGGTATTCGTAGCGGCGCCGACGGAATGCTGCATATTTTCAAGCTCCGCGACAAAACGGCGCCTGACGAGATTTATACGTACGAGTCCGGTTTCCTTCTGGAAGCCCCACGCGCCCCAAGATCGGGAGGCCGGCGCCCGAACCGTTGGTATGTTACTGGCAGTAAGCAACAGCGGGCTCAGGGCGAGCAGGAGGAGCGTTGGACCGCGGAACGCGAAATCACTGACCCGCCATACGAGCCGGCCGGCTATGGTTGGGTTACTTCGCACAAAGAATTCAGCGCCGCAAGCTCGGCGAGAGAAGTATCCGAGGCCGCAGACACGTACATGATTCAGGACATTTCCTCCCGATCTTCCCGATCTTTGACGATTATTCCGGACGCTCGTATTGAGGTCGGGGATATTATTGGTGCGATTACCGAGCAGGGTGAGCATATTGCGGGCCGTGTTTCCGCTTACAGTCTTCCGTTGTCTGATCCGTCCGCTACAATGAGGGTAGACATAGAGGTACTGGGAGAATAGCGGGCATCATGGTCAGACCGTCACTATTGCTTGACACGGCGCCACGAAACGGCGGCGGCCGCAACAATAACAATGTTATTGTTCAGCAATCCTCAGTATCATGGACGTACGGGAAAATCACTGGCACGTCCGCAACCGACAGTACGCTCCCGTCAGGCTGGGTAGAAGTAGGTATCCCCTATAGCAATCCGACATCTCATGCTGTTGGCGAATCCGATGGGATTGCCACATGGATAGGCGCCAGAGTACTCGTCATCATTGACTCGTCCGGGCGCGTAGTCAAGATCAGCGACCCTATCGCCGAGCCGCCTTCCGGCGCGAAGGTCGAGAATCTCGGACATACCGGTAAAATGCTCAGCCAGGCAGCGAAAGACGCCGAGCGCGCTTTCAAAGAGGCCGACGCCATTCGAGATCGAGCGAACAAGGCTGAAGGTGCCGCGAATAAGGCTGCGAAAGACGCGGAAAAAGCTGTCCAGATTGCGGAAGCTAACCGGCCGCCCGTAGTATCCCAGACCGCCCCGGAGAATCCCGTCACAGGGTTGATATGGTATGTCACCGACAATGCCGGACACATTACCGATGTGCGTATTTGGGACGGCACACAGTGGGTGACCAGAACAATGGTCGCCGGCAGCATCCTCGTCCCCTCCTCTGTGGGGAACGTTTCGCTCGCTGACGGTTCCGTGTCCGCGCGTAACATTTACGCGTCCGGGGAACTGTGGGCCAAGATCGCGGCGTTCGCGTCCGTCACCACGGAAATGTTGACCGCAGGAAATGCCACATTCAACGCAGCAAAAGTAACCGGCGACCTCATCGGTAACCGGCTCATCGGTGGGGAACTTTCGCTCGTCGATACTGAGCCGACGTCGGGCGAGAAGAATATTCGATTCGGCCTCGGCAGCGAATACCAGTTCTGGGAGTCTATCTGGTCACCCAAAATCGCGACCGTAGAGGAGCTCGAGGGCGGCACACGATTCGTTCTGACGGACAGGGACCGCCCCAATCGTAACGATGGCGCGCAGATGGCAATCTACGACATTGCTGTTGCGAAACCAAAAACATACGGTATTGCCGGTGAGGGTGTCGGTAAGGTTGAGGGGTATATTCTTTTTACCCCGTCATGGAACGGCCGCGCGATTCTCACAATCAACATTGGCAAGAATAGAATCATTGCTGTTGACGAGCAGGCGACGGCCGGGCAGAAAATAAGATTCGATTTCACGCTCCCCGACGGTGCGTGGATCCAAGACACGGACACGCCCTTCTACATCAGTGCCCGCACGAACGACGTTTTCACGCCGGGAATGCAGCTCGGAATCATTTACTCCATGTACGTGTCATGGAAAATGAGCCGCTCCTCCGGCCTGCATATTTTCCGTGACGACGAAGGCGTGGCGAAAATACAGATCACTGACCGCCAGGGCGGCGAGCTTATCATGGACACGAATGGCGTGTCCTATGATCCGCCCGGGTCGCCCGCGCCTCATTCCTCGTCGTGGCGTACTTTCACTGAGCCGCCTTTCGCCCACATGGCAACAAACAACGCGCACCTGTGGACTAAAAAAGATGATTGGACGGAGGTTCCGGTCGGGTCGCAGGAGAAAATTGTTCGTGGCGGGATGCAGGTGGACGGTGTCGAAATCATTATTCCGCAGAGCGGGCTTTACCGTCTGGACGGTACAACATGGTATCGGTCGTCGTGGGCGGGATATGTTGGTGGCACTAGGGTTGCTCGTCCCAATGATGTTGAGCACGGTGTTTACATGTATGCCGCGCTGAACCATGGCTTGTGGACCGCACTGCAGGTGACAGGTGTCAGGCGCCTGAGCGTCGGGGATCGGGTCGCGCTTTATACGTATCAGAATATTGATGAGGGTACAATTATGGATTGGGGCGAGATGACGGTCAGCTGGCTCACCTACTGAAAATTGTGTAACAATATTTTTAGGAGAAAACAATATGCCTAACACTAGGTGGACCGGCGGCGTTGTCCCCACAGTAGACGATAACCTTATCGAGGCCTGGGACGCGTACGATGATTCCGCCGGTCGAGTCATGCCGGCGGCGTCCGTAGCGGCGGCGCGGGTTATGTTGGCGGCCGCACCGTCCGGGGCAGTATCGAAGGCACGCCCCGCTGTCTTTATCATTGACGACATTCTGTACACTGCCGACGGGTCCAAGGCTGGCGACGGGTCGTTCAACATTAACCCGGCGAACAGCTTTAGCGGCGTGCTTTACCGTCATCGCGATAATACGAACGGTCGTGGGCGCCCGACCTCGGATCATGCTACCTACACGTGGGGCGACGGTATCGTCACTTTGCCGATCAAGAGTCTCATGGAGTTCTCTCTTGACGTGTGCGTGAGCATCGCGCACGAGGATTATCATTCCGAGGAAGAAAAGGATAAGGCGGTCGGCTCGTATTTCTTCGGCTTCAAGCTTGACAACAGGGGTATTTGGCAGACCGAGATTCAGTACAATCGCACGTTTATGACGCACCACATGCAATGGCGTCTTTCCGTGGAGGCCGGCTCGCATAGGGTTGCTTATACTACGGCGGGTAGTTATGGTGCGGACCCGTATTGGCATTACGATGGTGGCGTGTTCCCGGGGACCGTGTTTACGGTGGCTACTCTTGGTGCGACTCGCGTTGACCTGTAATCGACAAATTATAGTTCACTATTAGAAATAGGTGATAATAATATGACCAAGGTCATAGCGACGGTCGTGAATGCGGCCGGCAAGACAGTCAACGCCACAATGAGCGTCCGACCGGAAACCGTCTACACATCCGACAACATTACTACCGTTCCTGCCCCCGTGCGTGGCGATGCCGACGACAAGGGAAGAATTGAGGTTGAGGTAGACGCCAGCCACGGTGGACGATGGGCAATCGTTCTGAACGTCGCCGGTGTTTGGGCGCGCGAAGTGCGCGGAGCGGAGCTGCCGGCTTCCGGCGACGTTCAGGTAACCTCCCTGTCAGCATGGAACGGTGGCAGTACCCCTGATCCTGGCAATCCTGGCGGCGGCGGCCAGGGCAATGCTGGCAAGATCACCGTCAGCGATGATGGTCTTACCTGGACTTACGGAGAGTGAGAAAAGCACAATGGCAAACGTTACTGGGTACACTAAGGCCGGCGTAGACAAGCTGGTTGCCCCGCTGTTCTCCTCAATCTCGCCTTTCACGGTCGGCGGACACTACTATTCTCCGGTCACGTATTTCTGGCCCGATTTCTACAATGAAGGCCAGGCCGGAAAGATTTCAAAGTGGGCCAAGACTCTGGCTTACGGGAATGCTCTCGGCTACGTGATCATGAATCGCTCTACGGGCGATTGGTCCGCCAAGGATAACGACTTTCTTACTCAGGCTCAGCGCGCTCAAGCGGCCGGAGCGAAGAGGGTCCTTTGGTACATTCCTACCCGCTACGGTGTAGCGTCGCTCGCCAAGGATGATGCTGCTAGGAATGGTGTGCCGGATCCGGACAAGTTTACGCGCGAATACATTATGCAGCTGTGCGCCAATCTGCGCTCCCAGTACGGTGATCTTTTCCAGGGCGTATTCTTGGACGAGGTAATCAACGGTTGGGGTGCACAGTCCGGCCGAGTTGGATGGTATGGTGACCTCATCGGCGAAATTCGACGCGCCTACGGCAAGAATTTCACAATCGCCATCAACTCTGGTAGCAATATTACTGAGGCCGTGTGCGCGCTCGATTTTGACGTGTGCATGAGTTTTGAGAATACTGCCGCCAAGTACTTGACGGATGATCCCAATAATCCGATTGCGAATGATGTGATGCGTGCGCAGCCGTCCACCAAGTGGTGGCATGTCATCCATGGGGTTACGAAAGAGAATTTCCGGCAGGTAATCGACCGCGCCGCATCATTCGGTGTCTCACATTTGTATGTGACCGACGGCGAGCTGGTGCAGGGTGAGGGCGGCCAGTGGGTGCCCGAGAAGAATCCCTATCAGAATCCTCCGTCGGATTGGATCATGGAGCGTGTGATCGCTTGGAGTGGCGGCTACCTCGGGCTGGCTGAGCGTGTTGCCGCGTTGGAGGCGAAGGCGGCTCCGGCTCCATCTCCACAGCCTGGCGCCTGACGTTTCACGTGAAACATTCCCCCCTCACCGCAGAAATCGTGGTGAGGGGGGAATGTCTTCATACCCGGTGCAAGAGACTATAGTCCTAGGCGCTGGTAGTCTCCTCCGTGCTCGCGAGCAATATCGTCCAATACGCCCATGAGGTCGGAACGTGCATCGTCCTGAACGGTGATCGACGGTGAATTCAGGATCGAGTGAATCGTGTTATTGATCTCTCTGAATTGGCGGGCGACAATAGCATCGCATACTATGCGATCCCATTGCCGTGCCAAACGACGCGCAAGATTGCATGTGCTCTCGCCGCTTGTTTCATGGTAAACGCCCACGGCGTTCAATGGCCAGCCCCAGATAACCCATTTACTGAAAGCTCCGCCGTCAGTGTTTTCTACGGTGACGTCAATTCCAACGCCCTTATATTGGTCGTGCCACTTCAGATGAGCGACCATGTGTGCTTCGTCAATGTCGCACGCGTCGGGCTTCGGAAGCCATAACTGCGTGAGGCTAATCTCGTGCTCGATCTCTAGCATTGGGTTATTCGCTGTCATGAAACGCTTCGCAGAAGTATGCTACAGCGCACTGCAGAATGCTTGGGGCCATCAGATTCCCTGTGAGTCCATCCTGTTGACACGCCGCGCTTCGTCTTCACGAAAACACCATTATCGGTGATTTCGATCTTCCCCGGCGAGCACTCAATGGTAGTGACTTTGCTGTGGTCGGAAATGCGGGGCGGGGGGGTAATATCACGCAATTCTCCAACAATTGTCAGCGCGATTTCCTGGCGGTCAATCTTACTCATCATTCCACCCCCATAGCCGATGGTGTGACACCGGCCTGCCCCTGATAATGCGATCCCAGACCATTGGTGCCGTACGGTGCACTGGCCGGCCTATCCAAGTCCTCGAAAGCAATCTGCGCAATCCTATCCCCCGGACGAAGAATGGCGGATTTAGCAGAATGCAAGTTAGCGATCTCCAGGGTAACGTTCCCCTGGAATCCCGGATCAATGTATCCCGCGGACACGTGAACGAGGATTCCGCGGCGCGCCCACGATGACTTGCCTTCCACCCTGGCCACCAGGTCGGCGGGCACGCTGACTTTCTCCTGCGTGGATGCGAGAATAAACTCACCCGGCAACAGCTCATAACCATTCTCGTCAATGGTGATGTTTTCGTCACCGTGACGATAGGCGATAATGTTCTCGTCCAATCGCACTTCCACCGACGCCGGCTGAATAGACAACGGCTTGCGCCAATCGGAGATGAGTTCACCCCAATCGATTCTGCGTCGGAGAGTAAAATCACTCAGCGTAGCCATCGCGGTAGTCCTCCGTTTTCATTTCTTTGACCATATGGACCGTGTAACCTTTATCATGTAGAATCGCTTCGGCTTCAATGGCAAGGGCAGGCTTCTCTCCCGGGATGATTTCTACCGTGTCTTTACCGCGCTCCGACAGTACGATCGCGCAGACGTACGCATCATCGTCCGATGAGTCGCTATAAGTGAGCACATAGCCGCCTATCTCATTCGAATATGTGCACCTAGTAAAAGTGATTCTCCCTTCCCGCCACGAACACAAGGCAACTGTTACTCCCTGAACAAATTGAACGGTGTACATAAGCTCGCGGATCGCGGTGGACGGATCGGCCGAATAACTCATGATAGTGAAGTTGCAGTCGGTGGCATGCATAAACGCAGTCGCACCCCACTGATCACCGCATTTCGCCAAATCAACGACAACAATATCAACAATATTCTCCACAATACTCACGCTTCCGAAATATAGTTATTGAGACTATCGTGTGAAATGGCGGACATGAACTCGGCGAGCCGGTCCCGAACCTCCCTGGCGCGATCCCCTGGGGCGAGCTGTCTATCGATAGTGTCCCAGTAGGCGTTTCGCAGAATTGCGATCACCGTCTGGCCTCCCTGCTCGTTGACGAGTTCACGCAGATACCACGCTGCTTTCCCCATGTCAACATTCTCGTCAGCACCATTCTTATGACCCGCCCTGAAAATGTACTTCAGGGCACTGCCGGTCAGATAGTCTTTGTCGCGAATGAAGGTGATGGGTTCGGGGTCGAGGGTCGCGTAGTGTGATGGGTGAGATACAACATTCTCGTGTACATCACTTTCATTCGCGACATCCTCATCATTCTTCATCGCGATGAAGAGAACATTATCGTTGAGGGTCAACTCATAGAGATACTCGTCGAAAGACAGGAATCCTTCTCCGCCATCTTCGGTCTTATACCAAATGCACCATTCGCCAGTGAAATACCGACAAACCTTCTTGACGGGCGCATAGTAATCGTCGTAGACATGAAGACGAGTCGGACCGTCCGTGAATTTCAGCTCATAGCCAGGATTAATCCGATAGTCTACGATTCGCCGCCAATACCAACCGTCGCGCTTGTGCTCCAAATAAACACAGCGACGACTCCAACATTCTACCCGCCATTCACTACTAAGGTAGCGGCGGACGCGCACCTCCCAGAACCCATCATGCGGCACTACCCTCGAAACATACTCATACACACCATTCGGGTAGTAAATCTTCTCACATCCATCATCTACAGGTGACACCACATAATCTCCTCTCCCTGTCTGGGTAATCGAATACTTATCGTACTTGAAATAGTGCCTCCGCTCTACGCCGGCCTGAATAGAATCGAAACCAATCCCCTTATCGTCGCCGGTTTGTGCTATGATCCTCTCTTTACTACCGTCCGGCAAGTACAGCCAAACCGATCTCAAAAACACCGTGTCCACAATCATTCGCGCTATTTCAGTTGCCGAGAGTGCCGACCGTAGCAAAATAAGCGAAAAACACCTGAAGCCACCAAAAAGCACGCCACGCCAACGACAATCCGATAACACCGACAATGAGAGCTACCGCGCCCATTGCCATCCCCTCACCCGTGGACCTCGGCCTACGAAGCCATGCCACGAAACGATTCGTGGGGCGCGGAGGCGCCATCACACTGAGTGGCACAGACAATGCGGGCGACGGCGGTGCGGGCCGAGGAGGAGGCGGCGGTGCAGGAGTGGGTGCACTAGCCGCGGGCGGAGGCGGCGCAGGAGTAGGAGCCGACGGGGCACTCGAAAAAGTAGACATAATAGTTTCCTCACTTTCCGTTCAGTTCTGTCATGAGACGGTTAGTCCAACCGTCACTGTAATTGAAATTCGTGCGCTTAACGTGACGTGCGCTCTTGATTCTCTTCGACCGATTCCTCTTGTGCTCCTGAAACTCGATCGTCTTACGACGAACCTCGTCCTCACGTCCGTCCATACGCTGAATTGTAGGGTATTTCATGATTTGACCCACTCGATCTGATCGCCGAGAATCCCGCGCAGATCATTGATCAGGTTACGTGCGTTCCCGAATTCCTCCTCGGCGATATCGAAAACTCGGTAGACGTTTCCTTCGGTGCAGACCACGAGGAAGTAATTGTGAGCGCATTCGGGGATGAAAACATTGCGGACGTTCCCAATGAGAGCGGGCCGCTGAACAGGAATGGCCTGCACGAGGTCGGCGCCAGTGAGAATTGCGACAGCAGTCACTCGCTCAACAGGGATGCCCCGGAACTCGTTCTCGCCTTTCTCGTACCCTTTTGCGGGGAAGTGAATCTTGGTGCCCTTCAAGTTAGTGAATACAGCACCTCCTGTGGTCTTGCATGATCCGTATCCGGTGCGACGGCGTGCCATGATGATCCTCTTCTCAAAATATGTGTGTGTTGGTGGTGGGTGGTGGTGGGGCTCATTGCCTGTGATGGACCCCACCACCGTTATGTGTGTGTCAGTTCTCCAGCCACTGGTCTGCCAGGTAGGCGATGGTCTCGTCGGTCAGGGCGGAAAGTCCGTCGTGGACGAGAATGACTCCGTCGGCATCGTACTGCCAGAGTCCCCAGGAGACGACGTCCTCGCACACGTGGAGTCCGAGCGCCTGCCCACCGTGGATGGTGCCTCGCATGAGGCCGATTGTCTCACCGGTCTCGTCCATCCAGTAGTCCGTGTCACCCCAGGCGTCGGCGGCAGTGCCGACGGCGTAGGCGATGTCTGTGTCGGTGGTGATGTTCTCAGTGGTGGTGGTCATTGTCTTGTCCTTCCTATCCCTGGCTGGGTGGCCTGTCCTCCCTGCCGATGTCTTAATCATGCTCTCTCGCGTGCTGTGGGTCAACCCATGTGAGCGGTAGCCTATCTCACAAAACCAACGTTGTATGGAGTATTGACAGGCGCGGGACGCATGTGGTATATGCGCGCGCACGTACCTATATATGCTACAGACGCGCCCAGGTACTCATGATAAAATTAAAGCCACCGAAAACCTTTATGAAAGGCGGTGCAAAATTGGCAGATTCCGTCACAGAATATGCTGCGTCGGAAATGAAATATTGGTGCACCACAGGCGACTACGGGGGCACCGGATACGCCCAGGATAACCGGTGGACCTGCTACTGGAATTCCAATGATGCCGGCTGGAAAACGGGCCCCGGCGACATGGATTGCAGTAGCGGCGTAGCAGGCGCCTACAATATTGCATTCCACAATGTGTGGGGAACCAGCTGGGACGATCCGATCATGTTCCCGCGTACCGGCGAAACATGGACCGAAACCCTGAATTCCCTGGCCGCGAATCGCGGTTTCATGGACATTGGGGACACATGGTACGGGTCCACGCCGTCAGGGGGATTCCATGTCGGCGACATGGTCCTGAAAACTACCGGAGACGGTGGACATGTCGCAATGTGTGTGCGCGAAGACGATGGTTCATTCAACGCGGGCGACCCGCTTCTCGCTGAGGCGTGGATTAATGAAAATGGTGAAATCTCGGAAGGTCAGATGGGGGATCAGACCGGCTATGAGACTCACGTAGTCCGGTATAGTAGTCACCCGATGACTGTCGCGGCCTCGTGGTCCACGTGCATCCGTTTTGGAAAGCGGACCGATTCCGATAATGGGCATGAGTCCGCCGGCTCATACCGCCTTTCTTCTATTCAGGAGGCGGTTCTCAGGGCCGCCGATGCGGAGAATTGCCCTTGGTGGGCTGCCCTGGCGTGCCTGTGGATGGAGACCGGCGAGCGTGGCGCTAACATTTATGGGCACGACGCCGGTGGTGCTGGCCCGCACGGTGAGGAAGTGACCGAGGAGAATTTCCGCGAGTTCCTTGCGGCAATTCGAGACGGCGAAAACTCTAACGGAGTTGGGCCGTTGCAGATCACGTATCCGGGTTATTTTTTTGATGACCCGGATCGTGAATGGTGGATGCCGGAGAGGTCGGCTGAAGTCGGCTGCCGTATTCTTCGTGACCTTATTAACGCTGAAGGCGATTCTTATGAGGCCCTTAAGCGCGTTGGGTCGCGCTATAATTCAGGAAACCCGTATGACGCGTATGAGTCTTATGGGATCCTTTTCAGTAATCGTTGCAAGTCTTGGTATGACTATGGCCGCCCTTCCGGGGGTGCCGGAGAGGAATTTTGGGATATGAGTGAGGGTGTTGATCTGCTTAGGGAGATTCGTGATCTTTTCCGCAGTGGAAAGGCGGGGGACCATTTCGCAGGCGACATGAATTGGTACGCCAAGGCGACCTACGAGGAGGTTAAGTCTATTCACGCGTCCGTGGATCAGATTCTGCATTCTGTGACTCCCGGTCAGGAGAATGTTCGCGAGGCGGGCGCGATTTATGGTGCCGTGAATGAGATTCGTAAGGCGGTGTCGACGCCGTCGTCTTTGCAGGCGCATGATGGTGTCGCAGAGTCTCCGACTCCGGAGTCTCCCGCTCCGGCTCCTGAGCAGAATTCCTGACACAGCATATTGGCATTTATCATGGCTTATTCGCTCGCTATTATGCTGAGTGTTACGTCATGATGGATGTGTCATACGGAGAGCTTCACTCTCTTCCCTCTCCGTGATTTTCCTGTGGCAGTGGTAGAGCAAGTCTCCGGACGGTCAATGAATGATCGTCCGGAGACTTGCTCTTATTGTGTGCTATACTTCCCTACGTACCGCTCATATTGGTTAATACACAAATATTTTCCTACGCGTTCCGACGGTGCAACAAAAGAATACTATCGCCCTCACGTTTTCTGCATTCTTCTCTTAGCTACTCTAGGAGTCGACGTGAGGGCGGTAGTGTACAATCCATCTAATGAAAGTGAAAATCAGGGTGACTAAGTCGCTTTATGTTGCTACTATTTTTGCGGCCGTCATGGTGACGGCAAACACGGCGTTCATGGTGTATAACGATTTCGTCAACGGCACCGTAAGTGTGACTCGCGATTCTTTGTGGTGTGTTGGTGCGATTATTCTTTGGGCCAGTGTACGCACCATCCGGTTCATGCGGACTATCGGCTACCATCCCGGCTTCCACAGGAAGTGATCCAATCGTAACATTCCCCGCCTAGCAATGATGATTGTTAGGCGGGGAATGTTATATAATACTTATTGGCAGCCCTGGTAGAATAATACAATAAAGAGGACATTGGATATACTATGCTCGATTTCTTGAACGATGTTCTCTCTGACGCTACTCTAGTAGCTTTGGCTGCGCTCACTGGCACAATATTCTCGAACGTGACGCAGCGCAAAAACGCGAGAGACCAGGAACAGATCTCAATCCTGGACATTACCGTCCGATCTCTTTCCGAGAGAGTAACTGCCCTGGAGACCAGTCTTGCAGCCGCCGAAAGAGCAGCAGATCTGGCAGAAGACGGCCGCCGTCGAGCAGAAGTAAAATGGTGGGAGGCCGTCTCTTTCGCACATACTGTTATCGATTGGGGCAGGTCTCTGAAAATTCTGATACCATCTGATAAAGAGGACTCAATCCCTACTGAGCCTCAAATTCCGGAATCTATGAGGTGATTCATAAAAATGTTTACTCCCGAGGTCCGCAAGGCGCTTTATGCTCTACTCACCGCCGTTCTCGGCGTTTTCGCCGCGTTCAATGTTATTTCTGCGGATCAGGCGTCTCAGTACGCTGACGCTGCTACCCAGATTGTCGGTGCTCTGACTCTGGCGCTGGCTACGTATCACACTCGCCCCGGCGCGGCCGCTGGCCGTCACGCCGCCGGTGAGGGTGAGGCCGCTGAGGACAAGGTCGCCTGACCTCCGCCTTTCGTAGAACATTACTGCCCCCTACCGGATAGTCGGTGGGGGGCAGTAATGTTTCACGTGAAACACGGAGGCGTGTTTCACGTGAAACATTCACCGTCGCTCCGCGTCGTCCCCAACGATGCGGGCAATCACGTCCTCGTCGTGGCGCTTAGTGACTGCCCACAGAAAAAGATGACGCCCCGCATCCCGCGCGTCGTTCGCATCGGGCTGGCCCACGCTGACTCCTGTGGGCCAGAATCCAAGTAGCTTCAGAACGTTATCGGGCATGGTTGTTTTTGCCATTGCGGGAGTCTGCCAAACAATGTCCCCGATCTCCCATTCCAGTACAGAGTTGATTTTTACTGGGGTGAGGTCTGCGAGGAAATTGTTGCCCGGTCGAAGATCGAACTGTTCGCACACGACAATGTCTGGAGCGAATTCGTTTCGCGTGGCCAGAATGTCATAGACGCTCGCCGTCCAATGTTCATACTTGAATTGTTGGACGTGAATAATTGAGAATCCATCGTCGTCGTGGAAGTCTCCGACGACGATTCCTGTTGATTTACCCGAGTCAACGGCCATCACCCGCTGCATCATGTCTTTTCTTCCCTCTCTCACTTTCGCAAGCTTCGCCGCGACTTGTTCACGTTGACAATATTTTTCGTAGTGTCCGTGCTTACGCCGTCTACTTCAAGCCACAATGTGCCCGGCATCACCGGCTCCCCACGGCCCTTTTTCAGAGACCACGGCGTGCCCGGGTCGCTCGGGAACGGCAGATGCTTGTAGCACCATATTGCGCAATCCTGCGTAGAATCAAAACGAAAGTCCTCTTTTGACACGTATCTTTTCATGTCGTAAATGCGTCGCATGAGTTTCGGGATGAGCCATTCCGGCACTTCTCTGTACATGCGAATTGACGGGCTAGTGCACGGGCAGACCACGGTCCTACCACCACTGAAATGCGAAATGCGAAGCCACTTGTCTTCCCCGCAATTCACGCAACGCATGTGGAAATGCTTATGACCATCTCTCATAATCTTCCATTCTGGGGATACTACTTCCCATTGTTGGAAGCGTCGCCCCACCATTTCCGGCTGCACGCCAGTCGTCGTCTTATAGGTTTTGGTGGGGTGAAGAATAAGACGATCGTGAGCTTCCTGCCTGCTCTCGGCGCGCACTATTGAAATCTCGCCGGGGCGAAACACGCCGTTCTCGATGGCGAATTCCCAATCGAACACAATTGAAGGCTTGAATTCTTTATAGCACCATTCGATAGCCGACGTCATGCCGTCGAACTCGAAATTATCTACACCATTCCGCTGCCGCCATTTCCAAATCTTAAGACGAATGTCATTGTAGGAGCGGTACGGCATAAGCGTGTCATTCGCTTTACAGTACTGATGCGAGTATGGCGCGTCTGAGGGACGATTCAGTACTATGTCGAGATTGCAGGGGGCAATCGGTTTAGTAATGTCGGGGCGCGTGAACCGCCACCTATTGTGCTCAGGGATATCCAGATACTTGAAACACCATTCAATGGCGGCGTCAATCGAGGGGAAAAGGAAGCTCTCGCTACTAGTGCGGTAGCTGAGCTGGATGATCCTGTTAGCGACTGTCCTGTACTGTTCGTATGATGGTTGCGTCATTTGCGTGTTCATCTCTCTTCTAGGTTGAATAGCGGGAGCAACATGATTGTTGCCCCCGCTATTCAAATCATGCGAGCATGTGTGTCAGAAAACTACCGGCCATGAGGTCGAAGTATTCTTTTTGGCCTCGAAATCAATGGAAGAAATTTCAGCCCTTGGAGGCCAGAAAGCGGGCTTCGGGGCGCCGTCCTCGCCGAGGATTGTGATCCCGTTCTCGTCTTGCTCGTATGCGGGGCGACCGTAATCGTCAAGGCGAGGCCTGGGCTTGCTCATTCGGGTTACCAATGTTGCGTGGGCGCCTTCCAGATTCTCGCACACGCGCTTCACGGTCGTATCGATCTTCTGCGGTGAGAGAAGATCGGCCCTCTCTCTGGCGTCGGCCGGCCAGAGACCAGCGGCGCTGAAATACTTCGGAATGTTGAAGTGGATGTAAGTCTTTCCATTCTTGTTGATGGTGAAAACGGTGCGGTCGGTGAGGGCCTTTCCGGCGTCCTCGTCTTCGCCGTCAATCATCCAATCGGTGACAAGCATCGGCCTGCCGCTCTTGGACGTGGTCATTTCGGCCTTAGTGATGAATGCGAAGTGCTTTCCCGGCTTGGGCGGCTCGAAGTTACCTCCGCCGGTAGCGACTTCCAGGGAGGAGAGGTCGGTTCCGAAGTTGAAGCCAGTTGCCATAATTATTATGCTCCTATGAGGTGGTGGTAAAGAATTGCGGTGGTCAGCTCTCGCCATTGGTGGGCTTGTCGCGGAGTGCTTCCCTGACGGCGTCGGCGGCGATAGCGAGAGTCTCAGCGGAGACGCCCCGGTCAGCGGTAACAGTGATCTTAGCCATAATTGTTTTCTCTCTTCCTAATGTTTTGGTTAGTGGCTAGTGATGTAATTGTGAATCTTGGTCATGCTCGGGTTCCCCATTGCTGGCGGGAACCCGCGTGACTGTTGTTTTGTCACGACGTTCGGTTTGCGAGTGTACAGTACTGGCACGGTGATTTCTTCCCCGTCCCCATTGTCCACGTTCGCCCATTCCATGTAACCGACGAAATTGAACAGGGCGGGGATGCGCTGCCCGGACTTCTGTCCCTCAAAAGACGGGGCAATGAACACTTCCCCGGTGACCTCACTGCTTTCGCGTGCGGAATGCGTGATAGCAATGAATGAAATGTCGGGGGTGTTCAAGAATACGCTGATCGCCTTCAACAGGGAATCGTACACCGCCCGCCATTTCGTCCACGTATCATTCGACACAGTCTCATAATGGGTCAAGATAAGTTCCTGGCACTTGTCCAGCGTGTCGAATACGACAGTCTTGTAGGGGAATTCTGCAAGATTGCGTGCAATATTGTCGCAAAGATTTGCGCAATCAACCCACTTGTCGCAATGCACGACAGTAATGTTTGCGGGGTTACCCCAATCCCGTACTGGGAGCGTGCCGGATTCGAAATCAACGTACAGGACGGGCGACATGTCGTCCACCTGCGATGCTGTGGCTGCGAGCGATGTTTTGCCGACGCCGCTCACACCATGAATAAGCATATTGAAATGATTATTCTGCTCCGGGTTAACGACCGTCATTCCGAGACGGGCGAGAGTATCCTCGAAAGTCATGATATGTTTCACCTCCTAACCGTTAATGTTGTAGTTTTTGAATACTTCTGTGTGACGCTCATGTGAGCAGTACCAACATAGAGGAGATGACTGGAGACTGTCAACCCTACCGTCATGTGACCTTGCTCTCTCCCAAATGTTTTGGAGTCTCTCTATGGCCGCGAACGCAATGTCCTGCCGCCACGGAAAAGAGAACTCACAAATACTGTCCGGCACTACCTCCACGCCGCAGTCCCTCGGGAGAGCAACAATAGAACAGTGAGCCACCTCATGTCCGAGCTGCGTGAGACCGTACCCGTAGAGCATGATCTGAATATAGTATTTACGAAATTGTGCCCCCGCCGCCGTGTCGGCGAATCGCGGTAGACCATCGTCCCACTTAATGCTCTTCCTGAATGCGGAAATCTTTTTCCGCGAGAGCAGCTTCCAGTCCAGGACTGTCGCCGCCGCAATATCGAAACGATCCACACTCCCAGAAATACGCCCATAGTCTTCAAGATCGCATACCTCTACTCTCTGCTCCACTAGAACATTCGGGTCATTCTTTGTACGTGATTCTGCGAAAGCATGAAATGCGGTGCCGAGAAACGGCGCCAACGGCGTGCTCGTGTTTTCCGTGTCGTGCGGGATTCCGAGAAGCTTATCGGCAACGCATCGCTCACAATCGTCCCCGATCTCACTCACGCCGATGCGCGTTTGTTTGTCACGTTCTGTTGGGGCGAAAACATTACTGACCGCTGTTGCGGCGGCCGGGCTTAAATTCAAATTTCTCCCCTTCCTGAATTGCGGCGATGGCAGCGAGCCTCACGTCACGTTGGACTTCAATGTCTCCGCTCGCAATATCTTCAATGAAGAAGAGTCTCGCGTCGCCGGCCGGCATAATCTCATAGACCATGCCGTCAACCTCCTCGGCCCGCATTGCCGCCTGTTCAAGATTCGAATAGACCCGGTAGTCGCCTTTCTGTGACGATTCCCATACTAGGTAGACGCCCATTAGTGTTTTTACTTCCTCTTCCCCAAGTGTTGATTTGTGGTGTGTTATTCGACGATGGTTGCTGTGAGGCCGGCCCGCTCCTCGATCGCTGCAGAAATGACGGCCGCATAGCATTGGATCCGCCAGATGTTCTCTGATCGAATGCTGGGCACGTGCAGTTGCATTGTCTTGACGCCGAACTTCGTGGGCCATTTCATAACAATGGTGCGGCCGGCGATCTTGTCAATCGTGGTGCTCTGTGTGATGCGCATAATGTTTTTCACCCCTTCTCTGTGGTGAGCTCATAAATGTCGAGGCTCTTATTGGTGGCCATGCGGCGCACAATGTTAATATTGTCCGCCGTGACATGGATGACATTAATGTCTGAGTGTCCGTCATTCACTGGGGTGACGATCAGGAAGTTTCTGCCGACAAGTTCACTGTCGTCGGATATGAGAATGTTCCGAATGGTGCCTGTCATGCGGCGTCGCACTAAGCGAATGTTCGAGCCGCCGTGTGTTTCCGTCTTCATGGCATCTACTGTATTCGTGTAGTGGTGGGTACGCAACCCACGCAAGCGTGGCGTCTATCACATCTCATATGAGGCCGCTCTCACGCAGACGCTCATAACCCGCCGCCAACCTCGGCTCCACAGCCATCACGTCAACAGTATTCTCGCACTGCAAAAGAAAACGATTCACCCGTTTTGTTTGCCCCTTACGATTCAAACGAGCAGACGCCTGCAAATTCAAAATCACACTATTATCCTCACTCAACCAAATCTCAGTGTTGCAAACATTCTGTAGACCGTCAATCCCTTCAGCAGCGGCCGCAATAACAGCACACAAAACCCGCGGCCCATCGGACTCCAAAAACTGCCGCCACTCATCATGGTAATCACTGGACAATTCAACGCTCGGGTAGCCGGCATCGGCCAGCCGTTTCCGCAACGGCACCATGAACTTACGTGAGTGACACCACACAATAACCCTCTCTTCAGGCGGAAGATCGGACAGAATATCGAGGGCGGCGTCGATCTTCGAGGATCCACGCTCCTCAAACTCAACGCTATCGCCCACTATTCTCAATGGTCCGAGAGTGATCTGCCTGAGCCGCCCGTCTAGAACGGCGGCGGACGAGGCTACACTGGCCCCACCACCCATAATCGCCAAACGATGATCTACGAACTCCCTATACATCCTCCGCTGTTCACGCCGCATACCACAGATGACGCGTTGAACGTTTACGGGGGGGAGATCACCGAAAACCTCACTCCCCCGCATCACAGACCAATTGTCGCCCACAGAATCACGGAGAGCGCCAGGGTTCCTCTCGCCACCATAGATCCTGGCATACGGGGACGCCGCAAAAGGGTTGAACTCAGAAATGAAAAACTCGTCAGCAAACCGGTAGAAACTACGATCGACACTATCTGAGTTCAAGAATTTGAGAACACCGTAAATGTTGACGGGTTTGTTGCCTGCAGGCGTGCCCGACAAGCCAAGACGATACCTTGATTTCAACGTCTTCACGGCCCGGAATGACTGGGTGCGATGATTCGCAATACGGTGAACCTCGTCCACGACCACCATATCGAACGATTTCTTCGAGAAAGAAACGGACGGCCACTTCCCCACGTCTACCGCCTTTCCCAGGGAAACCAATAGCTCGAAATTAATGACCCACCAACCATCCTCGCCGGCCAGCATGTCCTCAATGTTGGCACGCCCCGCCTTAGTGGGGCGCGACAGCACTCTCGCCTCCTGGCCGGCGATGGTCTTGATACTGGCCTGCCATGATGGAATGACGCGCTTCGGGCAAACAACAATGACCCGCCTGGCTGCGTCGAGTTTTCGCGTGACCCAGATTGCGCCGTATGTTTTGCCGCAGCCCGGCTCCCACGCCAGCAAAGCGCCACCACCGCCCCGAATCGCGTGGACGGTGCGGTTGATTTCTCTTTCCTGCGCCCCAGTGGGCCGTATATCAATCATTGAAATTCGTCCAAACAATCACTAGCAGACAAACTGCGAGCGTAAACACTAGTAGTGTCACCTGTTTTCCTCTTTTCCGTGCAATGATCCCCGCCTCACCGAGTGATGAGGCGGGGATCATTCTGTCGGGTCAGTGGGTGATGGCGTGACGCGCCACGGCGTCCCAGTAGGCGTCCTCGTCAACGTCCACCACATAGTAGGGAACACCAGTGGCGGAAAAGTATTGTCCGATCACGTCGTTGGCGATACCGGCGACGTCGTAGTCGTACATCTGGTCGAGGGTGGGGATGATGTCGAACATGATGACGTCGTTCCGAGTACTGCGACGAGCGACAGCGTCCATGATTCTCTCTCTTCTCTTCGTACTGTCACCGTCTCTCGGTGACGGCTCTAGTATAGACAGACCGCACACCCCCCGTCAACCCACAGGAGCATGACCTGGCTCACATCTCCAGGTGGAGGAGAGACAATGCCTCACCCACAGCCGCGCCCACGTCACCGCCGCACTCCAGCAACCGCATACAATCGAACACCGTGTGCGCCCTCCCGTCCGCGAGCGGATCATCCGCATGATGCGAGAAGACCAGACCACTGTCCAGCATCGTCACCCCCGGAGCCGTGTCGCCACCACGCGTATACCGCCACCGCCTACCCGCCAACTCGTAAGGCCAACCAAACAAACCGACAAGATCGCTAAAACTATACTTCGAGTTGAATTCCCCAATCACACCACCATAGCCACCATCCGACACAGACACCGAAGAAACATCCTCGTCTTTCTCTTCGTACCCAATATTCTCCAACCATTTACCAACATTCAAACGGCCACCATCAATGAGCCAATGACGCACCCTCAACCCAAGACGATGTGATGGTAGAAAGAAAGCCCTGGACGCCTCGGCGCACGACCCATCCCACTGGGCCACCGGCCCCAACACACTAAAACACGTCCTCCCGATCGCCTCACACTCCCCTATCGTCATGCTGCGAGTACACGGCAGAACGACACGGAAACGCGGGGACGGGAAAGACGACGACGCCGTCTCCCACACAATACCGGCAAGATTCGCCGCACGCATACGATCCCCGACAAAATCTTTCCGCGACCCATGATCCGCATCCAAAACAATAGCGGACCGGGACACGAAATTCCTCTTCTGCCGTCTACCCCCTGAAAGAATGCCAGCGAAAAACGCGGGCGCATCATATTTCTCGCATCTCGAGGGCGCCTCACACAAGGCAGCAAAATCATTAAGATTCACGTTAGTGGCACGCCACCCTGCGATAGAGCGAACACTGCCCGCCACCATCACAGGGAAACGCACCCCGAAAACATCACTCACTGTACGATGGTTCCGCTATCTGATCCCGCAGAATCGCCTCTACGAGATCATTATCCACAATCGCACCTTCCGTCCGAAACTTCACACCCCGACGAAGAATATACTGCCGATACTCCTCCACACTCCGAGGTGACAAATTCTTCGCCTCCAAAACCTGATAAAGGCGCGTCTCAGTAGGAGGATTACTACTGAAATCATCCACCATACGCGTCAAATCCGGAACAAAAACATAATCTACCATTTTCAACGCGTCAAGCAGCCAGAAATCAGAAGCCAGGCTGAAAGCTTTCCGAACGGCGGACGATGACACGCTCATCTGCAGCTCGAAAAGAGACAGAATAGCGGCAACACGCATAACATGATTCCCCATACGGTCAATGACCGCCTGCACTGCCCGCCGGAAAGGCGACTCGCGGGCCGCCTCCCTGGCCCAGGCCCGCATCGTTTCCACCCAAACATTCCGGGCCGACTCAGTCACAGTCATAGTCGTTGGCGTATTGACGGGCCAAAACTCGGTGGCACAAGTGACAGTACCACGGAATTCGTGCTGCATCATCCCCAGCATTGTCGAAATGCGCTCGGAAGCATGCTCAACAAAACCATCACCACCACGCGCGCTCTGATCGTTACTGGTCACCCATCCGAAAGACGACGGGTCAGACTGACGGTCCTCCTCATCCAACGCGAAAAGAATGCGCGGCCCCCATCCCGTTTCGAATAGAGACCGAGACATATTGTCGACTACGTCACCGAGAATACCGGTGCCGCAGAAAGCAAGAGAATGAGGAACCCTCTCACTGTCCGCCCGCCTGACACCGTCGTCGCCGACACGCACGGATTCAACCGTTTTGCCCGAGTAGACGTCGGTCAGGAAACCAATGAGCCCGCTACGATAACCCTCACCCTGCGATGCGGAATACATGTTCTGCAGTTCGTCTACAAACATGATAGACGCCCCGCCAGGACGCTGCGCCATCCGAAGATTCAGGCCTTCGGCCGTCACATTAGACCCGAACAAAACATTCGCCATAAGAGACCGCTCGCACGGACCATTACCGATAATATTCAGCAAATCCTTACGATCGGCCTCAAACTCGGCAATACGATTATTGATATCGTCCCGCTCAGTCCGGTACTCGTCAATATCAACACGCCCACCCTTCCTCTCCAAAGACTCTAGGCGACGATACAGCATTCGGAGTGCCGAATCCACCTCCTGCACGGCCACCAAAGACTGCGACGAATCCCACCTAAACACGCCCACGCAATCGTCGAAAAACCCGCGCACCAAAGACTGCGCCGTAGTCTTCCTCGACAAAGTAGACGCACCCAAACAATGCGAATACAAAGTCAACGGCACCATACTCTGCGCGCTCGCAGACAGGTGAGTCCTCGCAGACAACGGCGCGGACACCATCGTCAAGAAAGTCGTCCACAAGAAACGGGAAGGCGTCTCCGGCGACCTGGACTGCAAATAGTCAATAACCCTATCAGCGAACCAATCATAATGCACACCCCCATCCGGGGACGCGAACTCGTAATCCGCAATCCTCTCAACACTCAATTGTCCTCAGCCTCCACACGGGCAAGAAAACTATTGAAAGCCTCAAGAATCTCGTCGCCGTCGAAAGTGTAGCCGACGTCGAACATAGGGCCCCAGTAGCGGTTCGTCTGCTCGAAAATCGTCGCCCTGTAGCCGCGCACAGTATCAGCCTCGAAAATAAACCGGTGCTCCAACGATGCGACCACAATGTGGATACTGTTGTTCCAGGCGCTTACTTCCAGGCCGAGCGAATCGCCCCCCCCCTTACCGACGTAATTCTTGCACACCTCGGTAACATGCTTCAGGAATTCCCAATCGAATAGTTTGATCATTTGTCCTCCCACAGTCTTGTCTTGATTTCGTCGAGCAGCTCCTGAAGCTCCCATGCCCCTTTTCCTCTCTCTACCGTTGTTATTGTTTCGTTCGTGCCAGCATTTCGAATGTTCACCGAATACTCCTCCCCCACAATAGAAAGAGTGCACCCGTACCGCCTCCCAATGACGTCCAAGTAGAGGACAGACAGATCACTGCCCACCAGGGCATCCTCACCCGTGTCCAATAGGATGGATTCGCAGTGGGGATCATTAAGCATCTCCGCCACGAATTCGATCACGATGGGGCGCAGCTCATCGTCAATCACGATTCCCTCTCTTCCCTCATGCCAGCCAGCGCCGCAAAGCAATTCACAGCACCGACGATAGTAGCCCGGCCGGCGTCGCGCTCATCCAAAATGACATGATTCGACAGCTGAATAACACGAGCCCGCCACTCATCGTCTTTCGTGACAATAATCCAGAAGACTGTCCTATCGTGAGGGTTCATGGCTGTCGCCTTGAACAGAACCCCACAAAGACGACCACCCTCATTGTTGCCGCGCAAAGCGGCAATCGAACACTGAGGCCACTCGACGAAATCACCAACACAACTAGCAAGAAAAGCAAACACCGCCCTATCAATGCTGGAGTCACTCATTGCCGACCGCCTTGCTACGGTTCGCCGCGACAATCAAAGCGCAGCGGACGAACTCACCGACACTCTCCACGGGAATCGCGGTGCTCTTCCTCTTAATGGACCTTGCCCGCACCGTGTCGCCGGCGACCACGATACGGCAAGTGCTGCCGATAGTGATGATGCCGCCGTAATAAATTCTGCGGGCAGGCGCATGCACGTTGAACTCGTGTCGGCGCCCGTCAACATTCCACTCACGGACCGCTTGAACGATAACCGTCTCGAAAACTGTAGCCATAATAATTCTCTCTTCCCAAATATTGTGATGAACGCTACTATTTACCGTTGAAAGGCGTAGTGGTTAAATATCGAAGCCGATCACCTCCTCCGCCGGAACACCCACCAAATCGCACAGATCCGTCAGCCTGTCCCTGGCGTCAGACAAAGCGCACTCGTATTCTGTCGAATCTTCTTCACTGCCCCGCATTTCTTCCAGGCAAAGAATGAAATCGTCCACCAAACGGACACTCTTCTCTTTCCTCTCGTAGCGCTTGATGCGTTCTTTTCCTCGTGTTTGCGTGTTCGGAATGGCGGGGGGTTACCGTACTCCCAGCGTCCCCCACAGGACCCAAATAGCCGCCGCGACACCGAGCGTCCCGATCACAGCGAAGCACGATGCGGTCAGGTAGATGATGGCGGCGAGGATGATTTCGCTGCTCCGCTTCAAAGGGCGGCGGGTCGCAACATTGGTGCGCCTCGGCGCCGCATGCCTCATGGTCATGATGCCTCCTCTTTCTCTGCGATGGTTTCGGTCGTGGTGGGGAACATCTGCCCCGCCCGATGGCCTTAACCCTAGGGTCACGACGCCCGCCTGTCCACCCCACCACGGTGAGACGTCCGCCACACTTGGGGTGCCGGCTCCAGACACACACGATCCATCACCCGGAATACCGCGAAAAGCGGGTGTGTGATGGACTGCATGCGGGCGTGTCCTCCATCCGCGCGATCACGAGACGGAGGACACGATGCCACTCCGAAGAGCGGCCGCCCCACTGTCATGCTATCTCACATGACGTCAATGTTGTTCTCCTCCAGCACGCCCCCAATCTCCTCAACATTCTCCACATTCACGCCGGCAACGCTAATGCCACAGTAGATCTCACCGTCACTGTGCTCAAGAATTTCGAGCTCGAGTGTGACACGGTCCAAACCAAAGACGATTTGCCTGCCCAATAGTGCGACGGGGTGCACGTCCACATATCCGATAGCGCGGAGAACGTCGAGGGCGCGGACCATCATATTAGCGCCGCGCCCGACAGCGGCGAGCAGCGCCGTCAAATGCTCGGGCGTCTCTTTTTTGTCGGCGACACTCACCATGTAGTTCGTGCCGTCCATGTGTTCGATCATAATTGCAAGCCGGGCCGGGGAGTCGTCCGACGACTTCGCGGCCCGGCGCAGGTCTATGTGCCGGACGAGCATCCCCTCATCTATTGTATTACTCATTCGCGCTCCGTCCCCTCTTTCTTCGTGCACCGACCTTCGGTGGTGCGTCCACCATAGAAGAGCGGTGGAGGGTGCTGTCAACCCCCAACGCGTGTGAGCTACGTCTCCTGGGCGGCTTCTGCGCCGTGACTTGCGCTGCTACCCCGACCGTGTCGTCCTAGAGGCATGGATACCTCAACTGCCCCGCACATCTCACCCACCCTCGAGCCCGAGACCATGATGGCCCTCATGCTCCGCTACGTCGAAGATCGCGAGGAGGTCGCATACCAGTACGCCCGTAC